TGACGAATATCAATATTACTTCCTGATCCTTTAGTAAGTTTTAAATAATGGGAAAATCCTGTAGGTGTATTTCCTGTTATCTGTTGTGAAGTCATAGGATCGCTAGCTATAAACCATCTATCTACACCTTTGTATCCTGCACTCGCGGATGCAAATGGACCTACGCTTGCGCCAGCATTTCTTTGGTCAATCTGCATTCCACCGTTGATAATCTTGTTGCGGAACGTGTAATTATTTGTAGGAACCGCTGAATCACCCAGCACAACATTCCCTAGCGTAACAGTTCCCGCACCTTCTACACCTGTGTGACTTGCTATTATGTTTCCACCAACTTTAAGAGTTCCTGGCATTAATCTATCCTTCTGTTACACTTATTAGTGTTAATGGTTTTACTTCTCCGACGTTTGCTTCACCTGCACCTATAATTACTTCATTACTTGTTGCACAAGTAGCCGTATAATTAGTATTAAAATTTGTCCAAGGACCAGTTGCTGATGTCGCACTATACTGTAAGGTTAATGTGTTTCCACTTCTTTGCCATTTAAAATAATAGAATGTATTACTGGTATTTCCTGTTATAGGAGCATAATATTGAGATAATATACTATATGCAGGAGAAGCAGGACTAAATCCAGATTGTCCTATTGCTCCCCAATAAGGTCCATTGCCTCCATCACCAGTGAAATCGTCTAAACTAGCACTATCTCTATATACCATACCCGCACCACGAAAATCTTGTTGCCAAGATGCAACTACTGTAAAATCTCCAGGAAATACTCTATTCAAAATCACACCTCCATATGAACTTGCAACTTGACCATTCCCCCACCACTTCTGACCATCAGGTGATATTATTCCATTATTAATATTACTATCTCTAGGATACATCCATTTATATCTGTATTGAACTGTTAACCATTGTGATTGTCCAACATACATCTCTACAGCATTTAATTCTGTATTGTAATAACTTGTTCCAATGGAAGGAGATACTGGTCTGTTTGATGTAGTACCGCTAGGTAATCCTACATCTCCGCTTAGACTTAATTTATCCGTATCATTACTATGACTTGCTAATGTCTTCCCACCCAATGTAATCGTTCCGCTCATTCAGGTTTCTCCGGCCATGTTACGTTTGTCAATTCTCCATTCTCATTCAATTGTGGTTCACTGTTTGCAGGTAAATCTCTCAATGCTTGGCAATAGTCAATCCATGCTTGAGATGGTGTTAGGTCTGAACGAAAACGCCAATCTGTTTCTTGTAGCAATCGATCACGTTCTATTCTTAGCAGGCGTAGTGGTTGCCTATCTTTAATTTCTTGTATTTTGTTATCTAATTCTTCTTGTGTAATTTTAACAGTTGATTCAGAATCATAAATTATTTTACTTGCAATTGGTGGTAATTCTGAATTATAAATCATGCCTTCTTGTGGTCTTAATTCCCCCAATGCTTTTGCTAGATAATTCATTGTGCTATCTCAAATAATGTCATAAAAGATGCTGTTCTTGGTGTGTAATCCATATTAGTACTGTCACTCGCACTATGATTCAAATATATACCATCATTATAACTTGCACCAAGAGTTGCTTTTATTTCATAAACAATTTCTATAGGTGTGGTAGGTATTGTTGGTGAATCTAAATGATTAAAACTCATTGAATTACAACCAAAACCATATGCAGGATTTGCATATCTAGAAAGAGTGGTACTACCAAACCTATTTCCTGCTACGTCACCTGCTGCTCCTGTGAGTTTAGTTCCATCTCTGTATATTGCAGTATGAATTGAACCTGCATCATGTCCTAAACTTATATTAACGCTCACCAAAATTTTTGATGAACTTAGAAATGGAGTAATTCCTTTACTAAACGGAATATTAAATGATGCAAAACTATCAGTAGATACTGAACTAATAGATGCAGTTCCAGTAAATACATGTTGTACTGTCTGAATAATATGCCCAGCAGGAAACGTAGCACTACCTAAATTAACATTACTCGCCAATACAGGCTCAGCCGCTCCAGTTTGTGTTACTAATACTTTATTATTAATTCTTATTTCAGGCATCTGTTCTTTCCGGCCAATGTTCAAACACTAACATACCATTGTCATTCAAAGTAGGTGCTGTTATTTCTCCAGCTTCTATTTGTTGTGGTAAGTTTCTAAGTGCTGTTCTATATGTTTTTAAACTATCTATATTTAATCCTTCTTCTAATCCTCTAGTAATTTCCCAATCTGTTTCTTGTAGTAATCGGTTGCGTTCTATTCTTAATAGGCGTAGTGGTTCGGCTGCTTCTAGTTCTGCTAATTTAGCATCTATTTCTGCTTGTGTTGGTTGAGCAACATTTGGGCTACACCAAATGAGATTACCATCGTCCCACATCCAATCTCCATCCGGAGATAATGCATAGATTGCTTGATTCCTAAAGTCGGTCATCCTGATATCTCCATAACAATAAGAGTGGATGTATACGCATCATCATACGCCGCACCATTTCTGCTTACATTTGTGTTAAACCAAGGCTTAACCCCAAAATAAACATAAGTAAGATAATAGGTTAATGTGCTATCAGTTGCAGGTTCATCTAGTATAGAATAGTAAGTTTGAGACGATTGATTATTATCTCCTGTCCATTCTTTGCCAGAATTCTGTGGTGTTCTACTACCACTAGAACCATAAATTGGTGATGTAGCATTACCACGATGCAATTTTAAACTTATGCCGGTACTTGTGTTACCAATATTAATTGCATATTGAACAAGAAATTTAGAAGCATTTGATGCTGGAGTAATTTCTACTTTAAATGCAGTATTGGTATGTGCAGTAGTTGTGAAAGTGTCAGTTGTAAAAAGCGTATGATTATCATTTACTGTATCTGGTCCTTGCCATTCTGTATTCCTAATTACACCTTTTACCTGTAGAACATGCCCAGCAGGAAACGTAGCACTACCTAAATCAACATTACTCGCCAGCACAGGATTGTTGCCGTCAGCTTGAGTTGCAAATGTGTAACCGTTTATTTTAAGTTCAGGCATGTTATGTTAAATCCTAAAAAGTATATCCTGTTACAACTATTGTGCCACCATAAGAAGTAATAGCATTATCATCGGGATGAAAATATATTCTAAAACCATCTATAGCATCTGTTAATTGTGATCTAAAACCAATAGTATAATGGTATGCATGTTGGTCTGAGGTATGACCATAAGTGGACATACCATATCCTGTATATCCCCTGGTTTTATTGGCCTCATTACAACCATTTAACCAAATATCAAAAAAAGAATTTTCTGTTGGGTCTGTTCCCATATTATTTGAAATAACAACAAAACCATCCCATACTTCTTGCCCATATCCCGCAGCATCTAATCTTTTATACCATTCACTCATTTGTAAACCAGTATCATCTTGTGTATTGTTGTTATAACGCATGTACATTCTAATATCACCAGTTGAGGCCGTTCCACCCCAAAATACATTATGTCCAATAACATGATACTTTTTATAACCAGATGGTAGATTTATGACAGTATCTTGTGCTGAAATTTCAGTTGTAGAAAGCCAAACTTCTGCTGGTTTATATCCTGCACCTGTATTGGAAACAGTATCAACACTTGCACCTATTTTAACATTGTCAATTTCAGGTACATTCGTTCCAGATTGAGATATAAATGGATAACCGTTTATGTTTATGTCAGGCATAGTTAACGATAGATTAATTTTCCTACGATGTCCGCACCACCTTTGAAGTCAATGTCTCCACCAATCACAATTAAATTTCCATTGACTGTGACTAAAGAATCAAATGTTACATCACCATAAAAAGCTACATTTGTACCCTCATCTATAGTTACTGCTTCGGGTATTGAATTTCTTTGAGCAATTGCACCATGCTCTGTGATGATTTCCATGTCTTTTGATTTTATCGGCAACTGTACTGTAGCAAAGTTGACCGCTCTTTTTGAACCTAAGTAACCACTCATAATTCTAGTATGCTGATTGTGGCATCTATGACATTGTTAGCCGATGCAGTGACTGTGATAATTTCATTTTGCTGAACAACCATTTTACCATCAAGTACTGAAAGTGTACTTCCAACTGGAATCGGTGCATTCTTCACAACATATGTTCCGTCAATATCTACATCTGCAGTTTCAGAACTACTACCTTTGTTTGCTAGAACTAAACCAATGATTAATGCAGTAATACCGGCGGGTGTTGTATGAACGATCACGCCAGCAGTATTTGCAGTTGCAGCTTTTCTTTTAAATGTAGCCATGTCTTAAATTATCCGAGAGCAATTGAATAAAGTATTGCATTAAGGTTTTCTTCATCAGCAAAATAGAATGCATTATTGCCATATGTTTTGAGAACTTGACCAGAAGTACCATCTGTTATATTTAGGTCTGTTAGTGATTTTGATGTAGTTTGTAATAGTTGTATAGATGTATCTGATACTGCTCTGCCAATTAAACCATAAGAAGTAGATGATGTAGTTAACAAACCACTTCCAGTTAAATAGTAATTTTGATTTACGGTAAGTCCAGTTTGATTGTCCGCAATATCACCTACTAAAAATACTTCAGATACTTGACCATTGTTTACAGAATCTTTGGCTATACCTATATAATTAGTCGCATTTGTTGTTGTTAGATCATATGATGTATATTCTGGATTATATGTCCAAACATTAGGTCTGGTAGTATTATCTAAACGTATACCTACAAATATTTTTTCAAAATTACTCGCATACACACCACCACCTAATCCAAAATAAGTTGAACCTGTAGAAACTATATCAGTAACACCTGAAATTGATAATCCATTAGGAGCAGAATCATCTATTTGAACTACGTTATAATATGGATAAGAACTATTATTTCCATCAGCACCACCAATTATAAATTTATTGCTGGCTTTATGATGAACAAAAATATTAGCAACGCCAGAAAACGGATTAGCAGTACTAACTCTTATAGCAGAACCAAAAGTTACAGAATTATTGGTAATTGTACCAATAAATACTGACTGGTAGTTACTGTCTGCAGTATTCTGACCAATATAAAGAAGTAGTTTTTCATTTACACTATCATATCGGCAAATAGGTGTGATTCCGGCTGCAGATTGTACAGTTACTGCCGACCCCCATGTTATAGTTCCATTAGCAAGTTCACCAATCATTATCGTTACATAATTAGAAGTATCATGATAGAGTAAAACATGCTTATTTAATTCGGGTATGTATAGAGCAGTTGAATATGCATTAGATGCCGTAGTTACTATAAATGTCACTGGTGAATCAAGTGTTATATTTGTACCAGAAACCGTACATACTGCATAGTACATATAAAAGGAATTATAATCTTGAAAGTATATCACCATTTTATTTGAATTAGTATCATATACTATTGAATTAAATCTTGACCTTGTTGTATAAAGTTCAAGAGGAGTTCCAAATGTGATGCTATTTCCACTTATATCTCCAACTACTGCATATATGTTGATTGCATCACTATTATTAATATAAGTTATAACTACTTTATTTTGGTCAGTATCAATTGCAACAACTGTGTTAGAAATATTGTCTGAGTTCCATGCTACAGGTGTACCCCAATTAAAACCAACTTCTCTTGTGGTTTCTCCGTTTGTGGTCGTATTTGAGGTTTCAGTCACTGTTCCTATACTTACTAATCCATTAAAAGGAGAAACTGAACTTCTTTGAGCAACAATGGCAGAACTTGTGTTTTCATCATAATCTACATCAAAAAATGTAGTACCAGTTGTAGTTGCTTCACTTAATGTTTGTGAAACTTCTGTATATTGTGCTATTATGGGATGTGCAATCTTTTCAATTTCTCCATTATCTATTCGTAATGCTACTGTATCTCCTGTTGTGATTGTACCATTAGCCGTGAATGAAGCTAGTGAAACACTTCCGCTTCCGCCTGCTGTATTAGCAAAATAGAAATTACCAGTTCCATCTGCAGTCAGAACTTGATTTGCAGTAGCAGTAGAATTTACATCAACTAAGTCAGAAAGAAATGTGCGTACACCTTGTATTCTAAATCCAGGTCTAAATGTGTCCACTGTAATAACATCATTAGCAAATAATGCTTCTGTAAATGTAATAGTATTTGCAGAATAATTAAATGTATAATCTTCTAAATTTAAACGAATACCATTATTATATACATTAATAAAATAAGAACTATTAATGTCTGTATCAAGTGTTATGACCGTTTGGTTTTCAATTGCTTGAAACACTTCTTCATTATAACTAGATTGAGAAAAATTAGATATTCCTGTTGATACACTATCAATCGTTCTGAAACCAGGACTGAATATATCAAATTCTATTACATCATTAGCTGATATACTTTGATTGAAAGTTACTTTATTATTTGCAACATCAATGGTAAATGATGTATCATGTAATCTAGCACCATTAAAAAAGACATTTAATCTTGTACTAGCATCAATATTTGAAGATAATATTACATTGGAAGTGTTTGATATATTTTCAAAAGCTTCTCTAGCATAACTTGTTTGTGTTAGATTTGAAACATCAAGAGTACCATCTACTATTCTAAATCCAGGTTTAATTAATTCTATAGCAACAGTATCATCTACTGCAAGAGCAGAATTAAATTCAAGTGTATTATTTGAATTATATATTGTATAATCAGTCTCTGTTAATCTTATTCCATTTACATATACATTTGTTCTAAAAGAATCATCTATATTTGTTGAAAGAATGAATGATGTTTGATTTGCGAGAGAGACAAATGTTTCTCTTGAATAACTTGATTGTGCTAAATTAGTAACTCCACTTGCACCGACTAAATCAATTACATCTCCACTTTCTGGAGCAATAACAAATGTTATATACTGACCAGTAGATGCAATATTATAGTCAATACCTTCAATAAGTTTTAAGCCGTTTTGAAATACACTAATATGATTGGATTCATAGCTAACGCCAAAAATAGTTTTTATGCCATCCCCCGTATATGTTTTACGGTCAGAAATGGTTTCTATGGATTGTAATTCTTTAGGTGACGGTGCTCCGATGAATGGCATTATTCAGGTTTCTCCGGCCAAATAACATCATCAAGTGATGTATATGTGTTAGTAATATCCCGTAAAGCTTGTCTATAGTTTAATTGCTCTTGTGTTGGAGTTCTATCTGGTAAAACCCACCAATCTGTTTTTCTTAACTTAGTTCCTCTTGCTAATCTCAAATCTCTTAATTTTTCTTCATCTGTATAAACATTTTCAATGAATTGTTCATTTTCATATTTCCATTTAGTAGTGCAATTATCTGGACAGTCTACCCATTTCATACTGGAATGAACTTCAAATGTGGAATCTGAAACTTGTACAATTTTATCTAAATGTATAAGCGCCTTTTTCATACGTATTCCTCTACAATAACAGCACCTTTGTATCCATCAGCACCTTCATTATTAGTGCTTACATGGGTGCCTGAACCACCACATCCCCATCCATTTGGATTAGACCTTGCACCCCAAACACTACCTCCTCTGCCTGTTCCACCCCAATAAGAAGCACCTCCAACTCCACTACTTTCTTCATTGCCACCGCCATCTATGTTGCCACATATTCCTGCATTACCATACAAATTGATATCTCCTCCAGTAGCAACACCACCATATCCACCAACTGCCCAAGTTTCTGGTTCTTCACCACCTGTGGCAGAGCAATACGAACCAAAAGATGATGTGCCTCCAGGACCTCCACCACCTCCTGAATTACCAATAGAACGTGTACCTCCAACTCCAACTGTGACAGATACGCTTGTTACTTGTCGTACATCAATCCATTTAATTGTAGTTCCCCCTGCTCCACCACCTCCTTGAGCATCATCTTGGTTGTGAGAACCACCGCCACCTCCTCCGCCAGTAACATAAACTTTTATATAATTTACACCAGCGGGCTTTGTCCATGTTGATGTACCAACAGTGTCAAATATTTGAACAGATCTAAAACCAACAACATTTCCATGTGCATTTTTTATATCATTACTTTCTACGGTGTCAATTTGAATAGAAGTTGAGCCATTTACTTTGCTGATAACTTCTGTTCCATCTATTGTCAAACTTGCGTTGGGCATATCATCCTGTTAGATTTAAATTACCATTTGGACCAATCACAATATCACC